CTCTGCCGTTGATCCGGATACTGGAGAAATCATTAACGATGAGGCACTTGAGGCGCTGAATGAACTCGAAGAAGCAAGAAATGTAAAAATCGAGAATATTGCACTATTCATTAAGAATTTGGATGCAGAGGCGAGCGCGATCAAGGCCGAAGAGGAGCGGCTGCATTCTCGTCGCACAACCACGGAAAACCGCGTGAAATGGCTCAAGGATTATCTAAACAATATGCTTAACGGCGAAAAGTTCAAGTCTCCGAGGTGTTCGGTCAGTTTCCGGAATACAAAGGCGGTCAACATCACGGACGCGGCACTCATTCCGCATAAGTATCTCATTCCCCAGGAGCCGAAGATTGATAAGCGCGAAATCAGTGTGGCGCTCAAGGCCGGCGAAGTTATCGAAGGAGCTGAACTGGAGAATCGCAGAAGTATCGTAATCAAGTAAGGAGTTGAGTGAAAAATGAATAAACCGAAGGGTATGCCTGACACGAAAAGAAAATACCGCATCATGCTGCGCGGTGTTTGTGTTGGGGAGAGCATAGCGGTATCTCCTGAAAAAGCTATCAATAATTGGTGGTGGAAAAACGTAAAAGGAGAAGATGAATTTTCACCGAGATACTACGACCCGAGTGAGTTTGATGCAGTGGAAGGCTAAATAAAAACCAAGGAGGGATTAAGACAATGGCATTACCGGTATTAATTATTGGAAAATCTGGATCTGGAAAGACAACGAGTCTTCGGAACTGCCAGAACGACAACTGGAATCTTGTGAGGGTTCTCAATAAGCCTCTTCCATTCCGCGGAAAGGTAAACGGATGGCTGACGGACGATTACAACACAATCATGAAGTGCCTTTATAAGTCAAAGGCGCAGTCTATTGTGATCGATGATGCGGGGTATCTTATTACCAACCATTTTATGAGAGGCCACAGCTCAGTCGGAAGAGGAAACGAGATTTTTTCATTCTACAACACGATAGCTGATAATTTCTGGAACCTTATCAGCTTCATCACCGAGAAAGTTCAGCCCGACAAAATCGTTTACATCATGATGCATGAAGATAAAGACGATTCTGGAGAGGTGAAGGCAAAGACCATCGGTAAACTGCTCGACGAAAAGGTGTGTGTCGAGGGAATGTTTACCATTGTCCTTCGGTGCGTGTCGGAAGGCGATGGACACTATTTCATCACACAGACAGCAAATGGAGCGATCAGTAAGAGCCCGATGGGAATGTTTGAGGACCTTACGATTGATAACGATCTCGCTCAGGTTGATGCAATCATCCGTGATTATTACGGAATGGAAGATAAGAATAAGGCGAATGCCGAAGATAATAACGAAAGCAAAGAGGAGGAATAAACCGAAATGAAGCAGCCCAATAATTACGAAAATACGCAGGCGGCAGGAAGCTTCGAGCCGATAGCGCTTGGCGGTCACAAAATGATTATTAAGCAGGTCACAGAAGGAACTACAAAAAACGGGGCCCCGAAGATCGTCGTGTTGCTTGATACAGATCGGAGCGACAGTCAGCCGAATTACTTCTCAAAGATGTTCGCAGACGACATCAGGCCCGATAAGAAATGGCCCAATGCAGGAACTGTCAATATCGCAACTGAATACAACGGAGAATGCACGCGCAATTTCAAGGGGTTTTGCACGGCTGCGGAAAAGTCAACTCCTGGCTTCAAGATCACCTGGGGAGACGGGTTCTGCAAGTGTCTGAAAAATAAGCCTATCGGCGGAATTTACCGTACTGAAATCGGCTGGTACAACGGCAAAGAAACAAATCAGAACAAGCTCGCATGGTTCTGTGAAATCGATAAGGCGAAGGACGCTGAAATTCCGAAACCGTACGAGACGAAAGATTACAAAGCGCACGCAGAAAAAAGCGGAGTAGGCGGATCCGCGATGTCTAAAGCTGTTCCTTCGGCAGATGGTGATGGATTTATGAATATTCCGGATGGAATCGATGACGATGAAATCCCGTTCAATTAATGAGATGAGGAGATTAAGACATGCAGTTGCAGTTTTCAGATGATCAGAGGGCGGCAATGACCGCCCTTGAAAGCGGAAAAAATGTGTTCCTGACCGGCAAGGCCGGGACGGGTAAAACATGCGTCCTGAATGAGTTTATTCGCTGGGCCCTGGACGAAGAAAAGAACCTGATTGTTTGCGCATCAACCGGCGCCGCGGCTCAGAGAATTGAACCGATCAAAGCGACTACAATTCACAGGGCGTTCGGGCTGAATAAAGAACCGATCGTCATGCCGCCGAAGAGATATAAGAAGGAAATCGCCGCGGCTGACATCATCATTATCGATGAAATATCGATGTGCAGAATTGACCTGTTTGAGCACGTTGCCGAAGCTATCCGAATAGCAAATAAGAGAAATAGTGACTACGAGAGGAAACTCGCCAGAAAAGAAGGTAGAACCGAAAATTACGTGCAGCCGATTCAGCTGGTTGTAACCGGAGATTTTTCACAGCTTGAGCCCGTCTTAACGAATGCGGACAGGACAGCGTTCAGAAGCCGTTACAAGAATAAACTGTTTGCTTTTGAGTCTCCATACTGGAAAGCAATGAACTTCGTAAATGCGGAGCTCACAACAGTTCACAGACAGATTGATGATTCTGAGTACACCGAGGCTTTGAACGAAGCTCGCGATGGTTCCGATCCGTTTTGCGTAGATTGGTTCAATTTCAACACAGCTAAAGGCAGATTTACCGGCGAAGATTCTATCATTCTTTGCGGAAAGAACGCCACGGCCTCAGAAAAAAACCTTGAGCGCCTCGATGAAATCAAGGGCGAAGAGTTCTACTCAAAAGCTGAGATCACCGGAGATGCAGATATGGCGTCAACAAACGCAGAGTATGAGCTGAGGTTCAAGGTTGGCGCAAAAGTCATGATGCTGGTAAATGGGCCCGGATACTTCAATGGGTCATTTGGAACGATCAAAGCATATTATCCGAACGATGGCGGGGATTTGGGCGACGAGCCGAGAGTCAAGATTCACCTGGATGAAACAGATGAAGATGTCTACGTAGAAAAGCATAAGTGGGACATCGTAGCTCCGGAAGTCGTGAAAGAAACAAAAGAAGAAAAAGACCCCATAACCGGTGAAATAAAAACAGTTGAAGTAGAGACAATACAGCAGAAGTCAGTAGGCTGTGTATCGCAGTTTCCTTTTAAGCTCGCATGGGCGATTACAATTCATAAATCCCAGGGAATGACGCTAAAGTGCGGCGTCAATCTCTACCCCGAGTTCTTTGCAAATGGCCAACTCTATGTAGCGCTGTCAAGGGTTGATAGACGGGAAAATATTTATATTGAGGGACTGCTTGATTATCAGGACCTTCGGGCCTCGGCAAAGGTTAGAAAATTTTACGGTACTCAGTAATGGATATTCAGATAGATAGCCGAGAAAAAGAACGGGCGATTAAAAAAATAATAGCTGAATTCGACAGGCAAGGCGTAAACCACTTCACGTCAAAGCTGTATGTCGGGGACTACCAGAACCTTGATAATCCCCGCATCATCGTAGATCGTAAGCAGAATCTTCAGGAGCTTGCCGGAAACGTAACACAGCAGCACGAGCGATTCAGGAAAGAATTGATCAGAGCAATGGATGCAAACATTCAGCTGATTATCCTCGTTGAGCATGGCGACGACATAGAAAAACTTGAAGATGTGTACTTCTGGCAGAATCCCCGAAAACATGAAATCCGATGGAAATGGGTAAACGGGAAGCGGGTAAAGTATGTTGCTTCAGCTAAAGCTATTGACGGACCGCAGTTGTACAAAAGCCTCTGCACCATACGCGATAGATACGGAGCAAAATTTGAATTCTGTTCGAAAGACAAGACCGGAGAAAAAATTATCAAGCTACTGAGTAAAAGCTATGACGGTTGAAGAAATAAAAAATACTTATTCTATGCGGGAAATCGTTGAGAAATATGGCATTGAGATAAACCGATCAGGGTTTTGCAAATGTCCTTTTCACAATGAAAAAACCGCAAGTATGAAAATATACGCTCAGTCTTATTACTGCTTCGGATGCCATGCCGGAGGTGACGTTTTGGAATTCGTGCAGGCCATAGAAGGCGTTGATTTCAAGACGGCTTACAAATCTCTTGGCGGAACATATGACGGTGACAGAGGAAGCTACAGCGCGCGATACATGACATATAAGGCGAAAGTCAAAGCGGAGCAAGTGAAGCGAGACAAGGAAAGAAGAAGTCAAAAGAGACAGGAGCTTAATCAGGAAATCACTTCAATAAGATCAAGTATTGAAAATCTTGAACCGTTTTCGGATGAGTGGTGCGCTATGACTGATCGACTCCAAAAAGCGATGGTGGAGGCCGGATTATACGGGGAAGGAGGTGATGCTGAATGAATATTGATAATCTGACGGCTGAAACGATACTAGATGAATCAATATTCATGGAGTTATTCGATATAAGCGACATTATAGAGCGTGAGCGCGTACATCAGGCGTTACAAGAGAAGGCGAAGCTGCTTTGCGTAAAGACAAAGTTCGACGGGCTTTATTCAAGTCACAAAAAACTTGATAAAGAAATGAGACAGGCGCAAAGAGCGGTCGTAATTTTGACCAATCAGGAAACGGTTTTTGATGTAGAAGGCTCTGAATACCGAAACATGAAGTGCGGCTCCTGGATTGCAAGAGAAGATGGGATATATGCACAGAATTCGAGCGGAGTTGATGTAATTGCCTGCTATCACCCGATTATTCCAGTGGAAAGACTGAAGAACCTCGAAACCGGTGAGGAACAAATAACGCTTGCATTCAAGAGGAACTATACCTGGTCAAAAATCACGGTTGAAAAAACACTGATTGCGAGCGCAAACAGAATCGTTCAACTTGCAAAGGTCGGCGTGGCGGTTACTTCTGAAAACGCAAGGCTGCTTGTTAGATATCTTGCCGATGTTGAGAACCTGAATCCGGACTTGATCGGGGTGAAACATTCCACTTCTAAAATGGGGTGGCATGATAAAGGAAAATTGTTCATTCCATTCGATACAGACGTTGTTTTTGATGGAAATCTTAGATTCAGGCAGATTTGTTCCGCCATCGGGATGGAGGGAGATTACGACATCTGGCTAAATGAAGCGAAACGAATTCGCGCAAGCGGAAGAATTGAGGCGAAGTTCTTATTGGCCTCATCCTTTGCAAGTGTTCTGTTGGAGCAGCTTGGTGCATTACCGTTTTTTGTGGATCTGTGGGGTGAAACAGAAGGCGGCAAGACAGTTGCCCTGATGCTTGCAACAAGCGTGTGGGCTGATCCAGCGGACAGTAAGTATATCGGAGACTTTAAGAGCACAGACGTTGCGCTTGAAGCGAAAGCCGACATGCTGAACAACTTACCGATGATGCTTGATGATACATCGAAAGTCAGCAGAAGAATCTCGGAGAACTTCGAGGGCGTCATATACGATCTTTGTTCAGGGAAGGGCAAAAGCCGATCAAACAGAGAGCTCGGTGTCAACCGCGAAAATCACTGGCATAACATTTTTATATGCAACGGTGAGCGTCCTTTGAATAGCTATGTTGATCAGGGCGGAGCAATAAACCGAATCCTTGAAGTGGAGTGCGAGCCGAATGTCTTCGAGGATCCGCAGCGAACAGCGGAGCTTGTGAAAAGAAATTACGGATATGCCGGTTTTCAGTTTGTAAAGATTATACAGAACACTGATCCTGAGGATATCAAGGCGATATTCCATAATTTCCAAAATCAGCTGATGAAATCAGATGGAATGCAGAAACAGGCAACAAGTCTTGCGGTGGTCCTGACGGCGGACATGCTGATTGAAAAATACATCTTTCGGGATGGGAAAATCATTCAGATTAGCGAAGCAAAGAAGATGCTTCTCAGCAGATCAAACGTCTCAGATAACGAACGATGTTATCAATTTTTACTTTCAAAAATAGAAATGAATAGCAATCGATTCGAGGAAGAGTGCAAGGTCGAGCGATGGGGCATTATCGAAGGTGATTCGGCATATATATTTCCTCCAGTCCTTGCAACAATCTGCAAAGATGGCGGATTTAGTCGAGAAAGTTTCGTTTCATGGGGACTGAAGCATGGCAAGATTCGGCAAGATGGGCGCGGAAAGAATTCCATCCAGAAGAAAATCGGCGGAAGGAATACGAGGGTTTACTGCATTGACATTTCCGGAACTGATGCGGATGAAGACGATTATATGCAGATAAGCCTTGACGAAATCCCGTTTGAAGATATGGAATGAAGCGAAATTTCTGAAGGCATAAACATAAGAAGAAACTCCTCAAAAAGGTAACACAGTAACACCGGTAACACGTTGAGAATAGTACCTTATTATAAAAAAAAAAAAAATGAGAAAATCCAAATTTTTTATTTTTTTCTATATATAGCAAAAAGTGGTGTTACCGGTGTTACCGGTGTTACCGATGCCGATTTTGCTGATAAATAAGGGAAAAATGAGGTAACACCTTTGGTAACACCTTGGTAACACCTTATAAAAAATCATAGGGATGGCAAGGAAATATGCAAAGCGAAGAAAGATTGAGATTTATACATCGCATCTTGCTTGAATCCTGGAAATTATTCAAAGCGCATTCGGGTGAACCGAACTCAGATGATAAGTGGGATGCGGTAATGAGTGAATCAAGCAGGATATGCAATGATGTTGCCGGCGATGATCCAGTTGCAAAGCAAATTGTATTTGGATTCGTTGCGGCATTAGAAGCAGAAGATAAGGAAGCAAGGAGAAAGGAGAAATTAAGACAATGATTTCAAGGCATAAAGGCAAAGTCAAAATCACGGAGAGCAAGCGGATCCACTACAACAACATCGGCGAGGTGCTTGACGATATGGACGGCGTTAACGGTGCGATTACTGAGGCGCAGATCAAGGCCATCCGCGAGCTGATCGAAATCGACAAGGTTGAGTATCGGAACAAGATGCTGAAAATCGCCGGCATTGCGTATGAGGCAGGGCGGAAGTTCAGCTGGAACGAATTCGAGGCACTGAAGACCGATGTCATCAAAGGCGGATTCGATGTGAGGATGTGAACATGGAAAATATTAGTTTAGTTGCATTCGTTATATGCTTCTGTGCGTGCATA